AACTTACTGGACTAGCAGAAAAGCATGGTCTTGAAGATGAGATGGAATATTATCTTGACCAAGTAAACGAAGCAAGCAGGGAACTAGAAAGTAGATTCTTTGAATGTGAGTCAGTCTTTGAAGAAGCTATTAATGAATTAGAATTAAGTTTGTATGATGACTGAGTATGATGTACATAAAATGTATGCTGATCTTTTAGAACGAGATAGGATTACTTACCTTCATGCTAACGGAGGAGTTATTGAACTTGGTTATGCTGATGGTACTAAAGAAGTATATAAGAAAAGTAAATGGAGAAACAAGTTTAACTTAATTAAAAAAAGAGCTTGACTTTGAGAAAAATTATGGTATAGTAGGAGACACTATGGAAAAATTAAATGATAGGGAAATAAAATTAGATAGAGATCAGTATAATAAGCTGAGTTCTGATATTAATATTATGAAAGATATGTACGAGATGAAGATTGGACACGAGTTAAGAAGAACAGGTAAAGATTTTATTCTTAAATTTGTTGATGATAAAAGTCTTGATATATTTATTGGTTATATTTATAATCAATATATGAGGGAAGCATAAGACTACGAACCATATGCCAGTCGATCTAGCCCTCACTATATCACAGAGACTGCGTATCCACTTTCCTATATTGGTGGTTCAGTTATGGAGTTCTGCAGGTTCAATAAAAACTCCTTGACTTTAAATTAAAACTATGTTATATTATATACACAATCACAAAAGGAGAAATAAAATATGAGTGATATAAAAAAGGGTACGCAATTTATGCGTGGAGAAGTAAAGTGGGCTAGTGTGTTAACACCTAATGATACTTTTGAACCAACTTACCAAGCGTCTATCTATAATCCCATTATAGTTAATAACTTTGGTGAGGTAATTGATTCTGATTCTGAAAGTATCATGGCTAGCTTTGAGACTAGAGGCTTTAAACATTCTGTTAAAACAGATAAAGAAAGTAATGAGAAGTTTTTATTCTTTAAAAGAAAAGCAAGAGTTAATAGACCTCAGAAAGATAACGAAGGTAATTTCCTTAAAGATGAGACTGGAAAATGGATCATGGAAGAAACTGATAATGATGTACCACTACTAAAAGACAAAGATAATAATGATATTGATATTGCTGTTGGTAATGGTTCGGATGTTATTGTAATGTATAAAGAATGGGAAACAACCAACCCTAAGTTTGGTAAGTTTAAAGGACTAGACTTAGCAGGACTACAGGTAGTACAACTACAAGAGTACAATCCTGACGTTGGGTTTTCTACAGTAAGTATGGCAGAAGTAGAGGAGTTTTAATTATGAATGAAGAAGTAAAACCTTTTATAACTATTGATGGAGTTGATATATCAGTAGAGGACTTACCTGAAGAAGGTCAAGGAATCTTTGGTAGATTACAGAGACTGAATCAAAAGAAAGTTAATCTTACTTTAGACTTGGAAGAGTTACAAGCAGGAATAAATTTCTTTTCTAACAGGATCATTGAGATAGTTAATACTGAGGGAGAAGAACCTAATTCTGATGCGACTGAATCTGATACAGAGGAAGACGACTCAGAGTAGTGTGTGCCTAAGCAAGTTTGCTAGTTCTTGTTATAAAAACTAGCATCTTATTTTAAATAACGTGAGGGAATCAATATGGCTTTTATTCAACATAATAAAAAATGTCCTGCCTGTGGTAAGAATCATTTATCTGTAAACGCAGATGGCTCAAGTAAATGTTTCTATGCAGCATGTGGTACATTCCATCCTGCTCAGAATACAGAATCTAATGTATCTAATATTACACAGCCTCCTGTAGAGCGTAAGATTAAACCAATGCAAGCTACAAATTCAGAAGGATCATATGCTGCCTTAACAGATAGAAGAATATCTGAAGATACTGCTACCAAGTATGGAGTTAAGGTTGTTCATGGTGCTGATGGTAAACCCATTGAACATCACTACCCTTATTATAATGGTAATGAATTAGCTGCAACTAAAACTAGAAAGGTTGAGACTAAAGGTTTCTTTTTAAAAGGATCATTTGATGAGACAGGTTTATTTGGTGAGCAACTTTTTAATAAAGGTGGTAAATACATTACTATAACTGAGGGAGAGTGTGATGCTATGGCAACATACGAACTGATGGGTAGTAAATGGGCTGCAGTATCTATTAAACGTGGTGCTGATGGTGCTGAACGAGATGTTAAAGATAGCCTTGAGTTCTTAGAAAGTTTTGATAACATTATTATTTGTTTTGATAAGGACAAGAGTGGAAAGTTAGCAGCTAAGAAAATAGCTAGACTGTTCCAACCTAGTAAAGCTAAGATAATGACATTACCTAATGGCTTTAAAGATGCTAATGATATGTTAGTTGCTAATAAGCATAAGGACTTTATGGAATCATGGTGGAGTGCTAAGACCTACACACCAAGCGGTGTTATAAATGTATCTGATGAGAAGCATAAGTTTTTTAACAGACCTAAGATGGACAGCATCCCTTATCCTTGGGAAGGACTTAATAAAAAACTATATGGTTTAAGACAGGGAGAGTTAGTTACTTTAACAGGAGGAACAGGACTTGGTAAGTCTTCAGTAACAAGAGAAATTGAACATCATCTTATAAAGAACACTACAGATAACGTAGGAATAATTGCATTAGAGGAAGATTGGAGAAGAACTATTGATGGGATTCTTTCAATAGAAGCTAATGCTAGATTGTATATAGATCAGGAAAGAGAGAAGTTTTCTGAAGAAGAACTTGACAAATTCTTTGATCTACTATATGATGGAGACAATAAGAATAGAGTATGGGTTCATGCTCACTTTGGTACTAATGATATTGATGAGATATTTACTAAGCTAAGATTTATGATCATAGCATGTGAATGTAAATGGGTGGTTGTAGATCACTTACACATGTTAGTATCAGCAGTATCTGAAGGAGATGAACGTAGGGCTATTGATAATATAATGACTAGGCTTAGAAGTATAGTTGAAGAGACAGGAGCAGGAGTAGTACTGGTCTCTCACTTACGTAGAACTAGTGGTGATAAAGGACATGAGAATGGAATTGAAGTTAGTCTCAGTCACCTTAGAGGAAGCCAATCAATAGCCCAACTGAGTGATTGTGTGATAGCATTAGAAAGAAATCAACAGTCAGATGATATAAATGAATCTAATACAACTAGAGTTAGGGTACTTAAATCTAGATACACAGGTGATGTAGGTATGGCAACTAATTTATTGTATGACAGAGAGACAGGTAGGCTGAGTGAGTTTGAAAAAGAATCTTATGAAGAAGAGGATGCAGACTTCTCAGCCTTGGAGTTATAATATGGATTTAGTATTTGATATAGAAACAAACAGAGTAGGTGATGATGATATTGGTTTAGATACAGTAGACACCTTACATTGTATTGTTGCTCAAGATGCAAACACCGAGGAGGTATTTAAGTTTCCTCCTTGGGAACTTGATAAAGGTGTTGAGTTGTTACAAAGTGCTAAGACTTTAATTGGTCATAACATTATAGGTTTTGATATACCCATATTAGAAAAGCTAACTAGTTTTAAACAAGGAGGCATTAAAGTTATAGATACTTTAGTTACCTCACGACTATTCTACCCTATAAGGGAGGGTGGTCATGGGTTATCTAGATGGGGATATAAGTTAGGCTACCCTAAGATAGACTTTGAAGAATATGATGAATACTCAGAAGATATGTTAGAGTATTGTGTTAGAGATGTAGAACTAAACACTAAAGTTTTCAAAGCTTTACAACAGGAAGGTAAAGGTTTCTCTAAGGAGAGCGTAGACCTTGAGCATTCTGTAGCCTTACCTTTAAGGCAGCAAGAGTGGGATGGTTTTAAATTTAATGTAAAGAAAGGAGAACTATTACTTGCTGAACTTAGAGAGAAGATGCAGGCATCAGAGGATGAGGTACATAAAGTATTTAAACCTAAGATGGTAGATGATAAGTTAGTTACTCCTTATATAAAAAAGGATGGTGAGTTATCTAAGAGAGGCTTAACAGATGAGGAGTATGATAGATGTATAAGTACTCAGGATGTTAATCCTTTCATGCGTAAGCGTCTACAAGAATTTAATCTTGGATCACGTAAACAAATAGGAGAATACTTACAAGACTTTGGATGGAAACCTAAAAGGTTTACACCAACAGGAAGACCTATAGTAGATGAAAGTATATTAATTAATATAAAGAATATACCTGAAGCAAAACTTATAGGAGAGTATTTAACTTTACAGAAACGTATTGCACAAATTGATTCTTGGATTAAAGCATTACGTTCTGATGATAGAGTACATGGTTTCGTTATACCTAATGGTACAATAACAGGACGTATGGCACACAACAAACCTAACTTAGCTCAAGTACCTAGCTTAAAAAGTTTGTATGGTAAAGAGTGTAGAGAGTGTTGGACTGTCGAGGATGGTTACAACTTAGTAGGAATAGATGCGAGTGGTTTAGAACTTAGACTTCTTGCACATTATATGAATGACGAGGAGTATATAAATGAAATCATTAATGGAGACATACACACCGCTAATCAAAAATCTGCAGGACTTGAATCTAGAGATCAGGCAAAGACATTCATCTATGCACTCATATACGGAGCAGGAGATGCAAAACTTGGAAGCGTGGTTGGAGGAAATAAAGACGATGGTAAAAGACTTAGACAACATTTCTTTGATAATAACCCATCATTTAAATCTCTTAGAGACAAGGTTTCAAGAGCAGCAAAGAAAGGATACTTAAAAGGATTAGATGGTAGGAAGATATTTATAAGGAGTGAACATGCTGCATTGAATAGCTTACTACAAGGAGGAGGTGCTGTTATTATGAAGAGAGGACTAGCACTATTTGATTCTCTTATAAAACTAAATACTTATGATGCTAAGTTTGTTGCTAACATACATGATGAGTGGCAGATGGAAGTAAGGGAAGATATTTCAGAACATGTCGGTAGCTTGGCAGTTGACTGTATTAAAACTGCAGGTAATTATTATGACCTTCGCTGTCCTATGGATGGTGAATACAAAATCGGGAGAGATTGGAGTGAAACACACTAATAGTTCAGATAACTTTAAAAAAGATTTACAACGTGGTCGTAGTATTGAAAACTTTATACTGAGTAGAGTTAGAAAAAAATATCCATGCTCCGTATTAATAGATGGTAAGTTTAAACCTTATGATTTATTTGTTCCTGAGAAAAATAAAACAATAGAAATAAAAGGAGACTATAGAAGTTGTGAGACTGGTAATATACTTATAGAGTTGATGATGTTCAATGTTCCTTCTGCGTTGTTAACAACTAAAGCAGACTATTGGGTTATCTTTACAGGACAAGAACTATTGTGGACTACACCAATAAAGATAGTTGAATGTATAACTGTTAATAACATATCTTCACGAGCCTTAACTGGTCAAGGAGATACTGCATCTAAGGTTGCATGTTTAATACCTATAGAAACATTTAAAAAATATTGCTTTAAAATAGAGGATTCAAATGAAACACATTAATGACCATAGTGCCAGTAGAAAAGGAGACTTAGCAGAATTTTATGCAGTCACTTGGCTTTGGGATAATGGATACGAAGTTTTTAAGAACTGTGGTTGTGATGGACCTGTTGATTTAATTACAACTAAAGATGGAAAAATTACTATGATTGATATAAAGACAAGATCAAATGGTGGCTCTAACAGTTCTACAAAAAGATCAAAGTTACAAAAAGAAATGAATGTACAAATATTACTTTATTTATCAGATACAAGAGAGTTAAGATTTGTAGATCATAAGGAATAAATATGACAGATAAAAAATTAGACACATTAGTAGAAGATATATACGATAAGCTATCTGTATTAGGTAATGGTGAAGCACTTGATGTAAGTGAAGAAGTACTAGACGAGTTCGGTAACTCTATGAAAGAAGCACTACGTCATTGGGCTATCCCTAAGCCGAGAGATAAAGAAACTCTAAGGATGTCAAACATAGGTAAACCTTTAAGACAACTTTGGTATGATATTAAATCGGAGAGTGAAGATACTCAACCTCTTGAGCCTCACTTGTTTATAAGATTTTTATATGGGCATATCTTAGAAGAAGTTATGTTGTTCTTAGTGAAACTTGCAGAGCATGAAGTTACTGATGAACAAAAAGAAGTTAAGGTTAGTCATGTGCATGGACATATGGATTGTAAGATTGATGGTGAAGTTGTAGATATTAAGACAGCTTCTAGTTTTGCATTTCGTAAATTTAAGAATGGTACGTTAGCAGAAGATGATCCTTTCGGATACCTAGCACAACTATCAGCATATGAAACTGCAGAGAAGACAAAGGCAGGTGGTTTCCTTGTTTTAAATAAAGAGAGTGGTGAGATAACTTTACATAGACCTAGCTTCTTTGATAAGCCTAATGCACGTAACAAAATAAGGGAGGTTAAGAAGGCAATTAAGCTTGACAATCCGCCTGCATTATGTTATAATCCTGTGCCTGAAGGCAAGGCAGGGAACATGAAACTTCCTAGAGGATGCACCTACTGTAGACATAAGAACGAATGTCACAAAGATGCTAATGATGGGAAAGGTTTAAGAGTATTTAAATATTCTAAAGGGTTAATGTATTTAACCAAGGTTGAAAAAGAACCTAATGTATTGGAGATAACTAGACAATGAATGGAAGCAAAGCAAAAAGTATAAGACGACATGCTAAACAAATATTAATTGATTGGCTTAGGACTATGGTTAGTGATGAAGAGGCTAAGGATATTACCTTAGATAACTTTAAAGATTACTTACCTAAAGAGAAGTATGTCTTTGCTAACAGGAAGTTATTGTTGTCTGCATATAGTTTTAAATGGTTTGTTAAAAAGATAAAGACAAAAGTTCGTAAGGAGAATAAGGATGTTGGAACAATCAGATTTGAAGAATTACTTGACGATGGAAGAGGATGATCTTCTTACTCAAGACCTATCTACAATGATAATAATTATAGGTAGTTATTTATTTAGTGGTGGAAGTATAGATGATGTAGACGATATAGTTTTAGATAGGATGGCAGACCTTATAGGCAATCATCTTGATGGATTAAAAGAAAATACAAGCATACACTAATGAAGAAAGGCTATCGTAAACCACGTAAGGTTAGACCAGTAGAGAAGGATGTTCCTAAAGGTTATGATTCTAATTGGGAATATAAACTTCATACAGAGCCTTTACAAGAATGGTCTCATCATGGAGATAAAGTAAACTACATAGTAGAACATACATATGAGCCTGACTTCAGAAGAACTATAGATGGTGTTGAGTATTTACTAGAAGCTAAAGGAAGGTTTTGGGATCATGCAGAGTATAGTAAATATATATGGATAAGGAAAAGTTTAAAAGAAAAGCAAGAACTTGTATTTCTATTTGCTCAACCCCAAGCAGCTATGCCTGCAGCAAAGAAAAGAAAGGATGGTACTAAACGTAGTCATGCAGAATGGGCAGAGACCAATGGGTTTACTTGGTACTCAGAATATAATTTACCTAAAGAATGGACAGCAGAATATGGAATATAAATTTGACGAAAAGATAAATCTTAGAGGAGTTCAACAGTATATAGACGACACCTATACACAACACTACGCTAATTCTAAGTATCAAGCTACTGATATGATTATAGATGCAGGACATGGAGAAGGGTTTTGTATAGGAAATATAATGAAGTATGCTATGAGATATGGTAAGAAGAATGGTAAGTCGGATGCAGACCTACTTAAAATTATACACTATGCATTGATTGCATTATATTTAAATGATAAGGAGAATCAGTAATGATTGAAGATAAGATAGGCAAGAAGCCTTACTTAGGAATAGTAATAGACTACAATAAGGAAAAGAAACTAGACAAGTTTAGTCTAGATACACTAAGAGATAGATACTTATGGGAAGAGGAAACACATGCACAAGAAGCTTTTGCAAGGGCATCAGTATTCGCAGCAACCTTTAAAGGAGAGACTGACTTTGATCTTGCTCAAAGACTATATGAGTATTCGTCTGATCTGTGGTTTATGTTTAGTACCCCTATACTTTCTAACGGAGGAACAACTCGTGGCTTACCTATTAGCTGCTTCCTTAATTATGTACCAGATAGTAGGAGAGGTCTTTCTGATCATTATGATGAGAACATATGGCTTGCTAGTTCAGGTGGTGGTATCGGTGGTTATTGGGGTGACGTAAGAAGTAATGGTGTTGCTACTCAACAAGGTTCTCGGTCTACTGGATCAATCCCTTTTATGCATGTTGTAGATTCTCAGATGTTAGCCTTCAATCAAGGTGTAACTAGACGAGGTTCTTATGCTGCATACATGGACATATCTCATCCTGAGATTGAAGAGTTTATTAACATGCGTAAAGAATCAGGCGGAGATATAAACAGGAAGTGTTTAAATATACACAACGGAATTAATATCACTAATGAATTTTTAGATGCGGTAAGAGAGAATCAAGAGTGGAGACTAATTGATCCTAAGAGTGGAGAAGCTGTCAAGATTGTTAACGCAAGAGATTTATGGTGGCAAATATTAAATGCTAGGGCGGAGACAGGAGAGCCTTACATGATTAATATAGATACATGTAATGAGCAGCTACCAAAACAACAGAAAGATTTAGGGCTAAGAGTTAATCAAAGTAATCTTTGTTCTGAGATTGTGTTAGCTACTAACGAGGAGCGTACTGCTGTATGCTGTTTGTCTAGTGTTAACTTAGAATACTTTGATAAGTGGAAGAAAGATGATCAGTTTATTGGTGATCTTATTGTTATGTTAGATAATGTATTAGAACATTTCATCGAAGCAATAGTAGATACTAGTAGGCTTGGTGGTTATAGTGCAAATTTTGAGAGGTTTAAAAATTATGTTAGAGAAGAAAAAGAAGGGATGGTTAAAGCAGCTTATTCAGCTTATAGAGAGAGGTCGTTGGGTCTTGGAGCGATGGGCTTTCATGCTCTACTCCAAAGTCAAGGAGTACCTTTCAAAGGTTTACGAGCTACGAGCATCAACAACATTACTTTCTCACGAATCAAAGAGAAGGCTGTCGAGGCAACTAGAAGACTTGCTAAAGAAAGGGGTGAAGCTCCTGATATACACGGGAGTAATCATCGTAACGCTCATCTTTTGGCTGTTGCTCCTAATGCCAGTAGTTCTATTATATGTGGTGGCACTTCCCCTAGTATTGAACCATATCGTGCTAACGTATATACGCACAAAACTTTATCAGGTTCGTACCAAGTCAGGAATAGATTTTTAGAAAAGCTATTTAAAAAGAAAGGGCTTACTCTTGATGAACGTGAGAAGTTATGGAAACAGATAACCATAGAGAATGGGTCTGTTCAAAATATAGATATATTAGATGAAGATGAAAAAGATATATTTAAAACTGCACCTGAAATAAATCAAATATATTTAGTTGAACATGCACATATGAGGCAAGAATATATTTGTCAAAGCCAAAGCGTAAACTTATTTTTTAGTATGCCTAAAGCTACAGAGTCGCAAACTGTACATGATGAGTACTTACAATATGTTAATGATGTGCATTGGTATGCAATGAATAAATTAAAATCATTATATTATTTTAGATCAGATGCAGCGAGGTCTGCTGAGAATGTGAACATAAAAATACCAAGAGTTAATTTAGAAGACGTTGAATGTTTAAGCTGTGAAGGATAATATGAACTGTTGGCATTGTAATACAGAATTAATATGGGGAGGGGATCACGATATAGAAGATGAAGATTCTGAATATCTGATAGAAACCAATTTAAGTTGTCAAAACTGTGGCTCTTTAGTCATGGTTTATTTACCGAGAAAATAATATGGAATTAAATACAGACGAATTAAATATAACAGCACATAATCTACCTGCCGTAGTTATGTTAGAAGTTTCTTTACCTACAAAATTAGTAGATGATTTGAATACTTACCTAGACGAGTATAGAGAAACAGCAGAAAAGAAATCACTTGCTCATACTTTAGTAGGACAGATTCATCAAGGAGAACAGCTACTGATGGATCACACGCATGACCTACTAAAAGATTACTACCAATTTATTACGAACATGGGAGTAACTTACCTACAAGCTTTTGGTGATATAACAGGACACTACCATAAAAATAAGATAATAGATATAGACGAACTGTGGTCAGTACATAGTTATGAAGGAGACTACAATCCTATACATGATCATGGCACGAAAACTATCATGGGTATATCTACAACTACATGGACTAAAGTACCTGAACAGATTGGTAAACAAGGTGATGCTGCTGAAAATCCTCAAGACTTTTCTTTATACAATGACTCAGGAGCATGTGATGGATTTTTAGCATTTGTTTATGGACGTAATGAGATTATGAATACTCAAAGATTAAGACCACCACAATCATGTACAATTAAACCTGAAGTAGGTAAACAACTTATGTTTCCTTCATGGTTACAACACATGGTCTATCCTTTCTTTGGGGAAGGAGAAAGAAGAACT